ATGTATAAAAAAGTCATGTTGCATTTTCTTTGGTAGAAATGGATACTTATTCATTTCATTTGCAAACATCACTGTGTCAAGATGTCCTGATAAACACTTATTAATTATGAATGGAGGATATTCTTTTTCTAACGATGGATCTTCATCAATCATGTTCTTCTTATTAAGGTTGATTGAGTTCAACCAGTCTTTCAATTCAGCCATTATCAATAATATAAGAGGGTGGTATATGATGGTCATTCCAATGACGAATGTTACCACCAACAATAAAACAGTTTGTAACTATGAGTTGAAGGAAGATAAAGGTTCTTATCATCGCTACATAATCTGCTTCCTTATCGTTCTTGCCAGATTTATCACCTAATGCTTTCGCCCATATTCTCCAAAGTTTATTCATACTTTAGATGCCTTGATCTTTTTGACGATTAAAAAATTCTTTCATTGATGATTGCATTTGTCCCTCATTTTCTTTTGGGTCAAATTTATTATATCCTTTCATCTTTTTCCAATTACTATAAAGTGCTTGAAGATGCCATGATTGAGATAAACTCTTAGGGCCATTTTCAAGTAGTTCAATTTCCATTTTGTTTCTGGCAAAAGATTTGTATTCTTCTCTCCAGTTGGAGTCATCATAAAGTGGTGTTGTCATTATCCGTATGTAAAAGTTTTTCCTTTGATTTGAGATTGACCTTCTGGGTTTTTACCCTGTGGTTTGAATTTACCTAAACCAACTCTTTTAGTTGATCTTAAAGGTCTCTTATCCTTTGGTTTCGTGCCTAGTCCACCTTTGCGTGTTGCTGATAGTGTACCAGTTTTTTTCGTTTGTGTCAATACGGAGTCCTGTCCATACTTTTTACCAAGTGCTTTAACTGTCTTCTTAAACTTTCTCTTCCCCATCTTACCTGATGAGACAACATGACTTCTCTCTTTTACTTTTCTTTCTTTACCATCATCACCTTTCTCCATGTAAGATCCAGTGACTTTTGTAGCACCTCCTAATCCTCTACCACGAATATCTTTATCTAATTGTTTAGCTCTTGCACGATTCTCTTTTGCAGGTTTATCTGCTCTGGATGCAGACATCATGGCTATTCCACCTTTATCTGACTTGCTTTTTATCCTAGAAAGACTACTCTCGTCTAAAAACTCTTTAAAGGTTTTCATTATCTCTGACAGTTTTAAGTATTTATTATCGAATGATTTGTATATCATGATCTTCTGTCCAAAGTTCAACTTTATCTCTGAATCTACCTTCTGTCTTTAATTTCTCATATCTTTTACCTGCTTTCCTTTTCCACCATGAAATAATGTTCTCAAGATAAAACTTATTCCAATTTTGTCCACGAATTAATTTATCTTGTTCTCCTAATATGACTTCACGAACATTTGAATAACCATAATCAGATATGTATGCTCTCTTCTGTTGAGTTAGTCCAAATGCCATTTTAATAACTTTATTAAAAGTATCTAACTTTTGTTTATCTTGAAGACTATTTCTAATGATAGAGATCGTTTTAGTTTGTCTCTTCATCTTTTTAGATGATGCACGATTCTCAGTTAAAGGTTGATTATCATTCCATTCTGTAAATGCATTATGAAGTTCATGAAACTTTTCTCTGTGAAGTAAAGGTAGAAACTTACTATCAGTTAATCCTTTATATCTAATAAAAGGTTTAAGTCCATCATACTGGGATGCTGATGTAGTAGATCCATATAAAGATGTAGTTTCAAACAAAGCAATATCTTTTTCAAATACTTTAGACACTTGCTCTCTTGCATAATGAGATACACACATCAATGCTAAAAGTTTACCACCAAGATAATTATATCCAAACGGCTGAGATGGAACAATAGCAAATCCCATAACAGCATGACGATTAAATCTAGAAAGATCAGGTGCTTTACCTAACCAAATATTTCTAGGTTTAGAATTTATAGTAGGAGAACCAAAGCGGATAAACCCCATAATTTTTTTAGTGTTTGTTTCATATACCATCCATCTCAATTCTCTGCCGGGAATATTATGTTCGATCACATGTGAAGAAGTTGCTGTCAAGTATTTCAAATAATACTCTTGAGGAAGACCATTAGTAAAACGATCTCCAACAAACTTAACTTCAAAGTTCATATCTTGTGGATGTATGTCTTCATTAAAGAATGCATCCTTATCAGAAATACCGGGAATAGTTGCCATACTCGATACTGCTTCACTTTTTGCATAACGCAAATAATCTTCAATAGAACTGAAGTTCTTGAAGTAATCTATAAACTTATCAGCAGCCCACTCTGCTTTACTTTCATCAACTACATTAATCGTCATTGTATGATTGGCATTTTTCTCATAGAGTTTTTAAGTAATTCCATTTCGATTTTAATCTCAATCATTTCAGTAAGATCTTTTACAGATTCCGACATAGAACGATATCCTGCACCAACATAAATTTGACCTGCCATGACTGCGATAGTTGCAGCACCCCAGAAGATGTAATACATATTTGATTTAATCTGATGTTTAATTTTTTGAATTGGTTTCTTGCTCGTTTTCATAGTTTTTACTAGGATAATAAACCTCAACATATGAATGACATCGAGGACATGATAAGTTTGTTACCATACTATACTCTGCTTCATCAAAATCGTCAAGATCATGATCACCACCCCAGATTAATTCTGTGTTACAGTGCCAACAGTTCATAATATTAGTTTCTTAGTTGGTTTTGATATTTTGCCGAACATTGAATTATATTGTTCAATAATATCTGGTTGTGGATCAGTGGTATAAACAATATACTTTGAGGTGATTTCTAATTCACCTTTTTGAGATAAAGGAGACCAAGGGGCAAATGCAATTTGTCCCTGTTGTTGTGATGGTACAGCCACAATTGGATCAGTGATTGTTATTGAATCAGTGTCCTCTTTAGTAACGTCAGCGATTACATCTTCGCCAGACCACATACGAATTAATTTTACAGTCATAATAATTTTTTACTTGAATTCACACTCAACCATAATTTCGGTTAAGCAAGCTAGAAGGTTAATCTCTTGATCTGCTACGAAGGCAATTTGATAAGAATAACGAGCAATAATAAGCACAGCAGCAGGAATGCTAGTGTTTTTAAGGGTGCTATAAAGAGCATCGTAAACATGACGCATAAGTACAGTAGGATCATTGTCCAAGTTATCGACAACCCATTTGCGTACTGACGGAAAGTTCTTTTCTTTGAGGTTCTTTGTAAGTTCATCTACTTTTACATCTGTGAATGCTGCTAAAATACCACTATCTATTTTTCCACTAACTGAGTATCTTTGACACTCATTTAACACTCTTCTCCAATCAGGAAAATATTTGTTAATAAGTTCAGCAACGACTTTCTTATCACTTTCAATATTTTCCTTATCAAGAATCTGATTAATTCTTGTAAAGAACTGTGCTGCTATTGACGGTTTGTCTTTTTTATTAACAACGAAGTCAATAGTAGTAAACCTGCTATGGAGAGGAGCGATGATTTTATTTTTATAGTTGCAGGTGAAAATAAATCTGCAGTTTCTAGAGAACTCCTCAATACTCGCTCTGAGAAGGAGCTGTACATCGGAAGTGGTATTGTCTGCTTCATCGATGATGATGACTTTATGTTTCGACTCACCTGTAAGAGAGACTGTAGATGCGAAGTTCTTCGCGTTGTTCCGAACAGTGCCGAGAAAACGTCCTTCATCCGATCCATTAATAACATAGTAATCTACTCCAAGTTGATTGCATAATGCTTTTGCCACAGTTGTTTTACCAATTCCCGGTGGGCCTGATAACAACATATGTGGTATTTCACCTGCGATTAAAAAATCTTGAAATGTTTTTTTAATACTGTCAGGAAGAATACATTCATCAATTGTTTTGGGTCGATACTTTTCTACCCATACAAAATCACTCATAACGAATTAGGTTTACGATCTGGTTTCCTAAGATAATTATCGCACACCCAAGGTTTAGATGCAATATACCTTTTATACTTAGTTAGAATATCAATACTTGAATCATGCTTGAATTCATCAGGGCCAGCAAAAGCAAACGGTGTTGCCTCTTTGTGACAATCTAATGTTTTACCTGTATGTTTTTCAAATACTTCTTCTGCTGCATTCATTGCAGTTTGACAAGAATGAACTTTACCATATCTAGTTTCATACTCATTAAGTAAAGCAAATCCATGTTGAATCAACCATGCAGTATTGGCGAAACTTTCTGCTGCCCATATTGTGCAAGGATGTCCACGGAAAGCACCCTTCTCTGTATTGTAAGGAGTTCCATCTTTCTTAGGTAATAAATCATTACCCCAGTTATAGTACCATTTAGAGAATACCACTGCCAACATTTGACAAGTCTCTAATGGCATCTTAACCACATGTTTGTCAGGCAACACTTGTGCTGAAACATTTGGGTCGGGATCG